GCATTTGAAAGGTATTTACTCATGAAAACTAAGGCTAGAGATTGGGAAGTCGAGGTTCATGTATTACAGGGTCCGACTGGTACGGGGAAGTCGAGATGGGCACTGGAGTCATTCCCAGGGGCGTATTGGAAGCAGCGATCTAATTGGTGGGACGGGTATTGCGGACAGGAGACCGTGGTCATTGATGAGTTCTATGGGTGGTTGCCCTTTGACCTATTGCTCCGAATATGCGATCGATATCCGTTGCTCGTTGAAACGAAAGGAGGACAGGTTCAATTTTTGGCGAAGCGGGTCATTATTACTAGTAATGGTTTGCCTAGCAGTTGGTATAAAACTTGTTATTTCCCAGCGTTAGTCAGGCGGGTTACCAAGTGGCATATCCTGCCTATTTGGGGGGCTCATATTGAAACAGGATCTTATGAAGAATTTTGTAAAGAGAGTTCAAATAATAATATTAGTCCTTAAGTGGCAGCAAGGTAGCGATCACGATCCTCATTAGCACCTTCGATCTTATAAAAGTATTTTCGAGTTATACCGCATGTAATCTGTTCTTTGTAAGTTCCAGCAATTGTACCAAGCGTTAATCCAGGTACGAGTTTAAATATCATTAAAATATGTCTGGTCCATCCACGTCGATTTGGACCTTCCATCGATTCTAAATTTTGTTGAACGCCTACATGGCGTTTAGGGTCGCGAACTTGATAAGTAATTGTGTCATTGTTAGAGATAAAGTATTTTGTCTTCTTATGAATAGTGAGACCAAAAAAACCAAGGCCAGCAGGTAAATCCCAAGGAGTAATCCCTCGTTTAGAGAGTTCAATTCCAGTCCCAGCACCATCAAGATTTGGAGTGATAGTAGCTCCGTAAGCTAAAGCAGAAGTAATATCAACGACAGGTGTGACCCCTCGAATCCATGGTTTCGAAGATGAAATCTCATAAATATCGAGTTCCATTTTAGCATCCGACGATGCAGTCAATACAGGGTCGGGATCGCCAGCGACCCATATACCAGAAGTATTCCGAATAGTTATATCCAGAACACCAGACTTGAATAAAAACTTTGAAGTATCCTGTACAGTAATACCTTCAGCAGAAGTAGGATCACCGGTATTTTCATAGCCAGAAATACTACACAGGTCATTTAAAAAAGACTCTGTTCCTTTTTGAGAATATAAAGCGCAATAACCAAGACCATGATTGCCATCAGTGGTATTTGAAAAATCTTGTTTCTTATTAAAGACAACAGTTCGAGAGCCAAGCTCCCTTTCAGCAACAGCATTAATCTTGTTGCAAAAACGTTTCCAACGTTTACGACGAAATCTAGACATACGTCGTTTACGATACAGTGTGCGCGTATCATGTTGGAGTGTAACTCCTTGACCACTACGAGGTTGAACCCTCATAGCAGATCCACGAAAGCGAGGATTTGATGTTCGTTGACGTTTAGGAGCACGTGATTGTCCACGAAAAGATCTATTAGAACGAGTACGGCCTCTAGAATAAGCCATTGAAGCAGCAGTAAGAGCAGTAGAGCCTAAAGTGTAAGCAAGTCTAGTAGGACGGCGAACAACCTGAGGAGCGGGAAATAAATACCGCGGGTTGTATTCAATTTGTCGTTGTGCGAGGTAGTCCATATTAGCCAATGAGAGAGTGTCACGGCACAAGCATTTGCAGGTAATACTAAGCTGCAAATGTGACGGTGCCCAGGCGCGGGCCGCGCCAAAACGATTGGCTCACGCCAGCCGTTCAAAATATATGTGTGTGTGTGAGCTCAGTATATAAAAAAAATGAATGGTCACGAGGAAAAATCATACGATATGGGAACAAGTCGAGGGTGGTGCTTTACTATTAACAATCCAACAGCGAGCGATTGTCCACAATTATGGCAGACCATTGGAGTGAAATCTTGCGTATATCAAGAAGAGATGGGAGAAAGCGGAACAAGGCATTTTCAGGGGACTGTAGAGTTTGTGGCTCCAGTCAGAATGGGGTCATGTCAAGCATTAAGTCCCAGAGCACATTGGGAGAAACGAAGGGGCAAGGTTTATCAATCTATGAAATACTGTGTAAAAGAAGGGAGAACGGCAGGTCCATGGGTGTTTTTGAATGGGGGGTGGCTAACCCCATCCGGTGTGGACATCTTTGTTGCGGAGCTAGAGAAAGAGAAGAAGAAGACGAGAGAGAGGTTGGAGGAAATCCGAAAAGAATTAGAGGAAGGAGACTCGAGTTCGATTGAACGAATTGCGGATAAAGAGTTCGATATATGGTGTAGATATCACAGGGCATTTGAAAGGTATTTACTCATGAAAACTAAGGCTAGAGATTGGGAAGTCGAGGTTCATGTATTACAGGGTCCGACTGGTACGGGGAAGTCGAGATGGGCACTGGAGTCATTCCCAGGGG